AATGGTTATTGATTGAATGGATTTAACAAGAACAAACCTAAAACACAAGTGAATTTCTTCGCTTGCATCTTAGGCTGTCCTATGTCTTTCCCTAAAGATTCTTTCAAAGGAAATGAGGAGTATTAGTAAATTATTGGCAGACTGTGATAATCGTGCATCGTGCCTGTTCTTAGATTAATAAGAATGCTTATTCCTGTCAGCCGTTGGACTACATTTCTAAAGCATTCTTTTTTATTTAGAGCCATGAGGGGGGATAATAATGTAGTGTACCTCCTCGCTCGTTACACTATAAACTTATGTAATCATCTTATGAGATAGGTTTATGCTTCACCTAAAGCCTCTTGAATGGATTTGATGGTTCGCAATCGCTTTAATTCTTTCACTCCAAGTTGGCGGTAAGCTCTGCCTAAGATTGGATATTCATGTTCTATATCAATGGTTTGCAAGTCAAATGTCATTGGGTTTGCTTTGATTTCACAATATCGTTTGTGTAGTTCTCTGAAAGTTGGCTTTACAATTAATTCCTTGACAAACTTCTCTGGTGCGATATGCCATTTACCTTTAGTAGTTACTATTCCAGATTGGGCATAAGTTTCTCTTAATGATTTGTCTGATTGGTAAACCACAGTAGCAATATAATAGCTGTAAAGCTGTAACTTGGCTACCATATCATTAACGACAAATTTATTCTCTTGATAAGATAGGTAAGATTCAATCCCAACTTTCTTAATCTCATTAATCTGTTGCTTGGTTGCCGCTTCTGATAGTTTGGTATTATTAAGCATATCAGCCCTTTCTTGTGCTGCCTGGAAAAGCCACGCGACTTTGACCCTTTTGGCCAAACAGGATTTGCCCACCTTTGGCTACAATATGATTGCCCCTTTAAAGTCCTGGTGTTGGGGGTCAATTTTATTTTACCCTTTTAAAATTTCCCGTTTTTCTTAGACCTTAACTTTCGCATACTTTCACCATATAACTCTATGGTATGAGCCGTATGTATGATGCGGTCAAGGATTGCATCGGCTATTGTCGGGTCACCTACCATGTCGTACCAGTTGGAGGAGGGGTACTGCGATGTGATGATGATGGATTTCCGTTCATGCCTGTCCTCGATGATGTCAAGCAGTATGGGACGCTCCTTGGCGTCGAGAGGCACGATGAACAGGTCGTCAAGGATGAGTAACCGGCATCGCTCAATCTTCTTGAGTTCCGTTTCAAGTGTACCTTTGACTTTGGCGACTTTCAGCGCTCCGAGCAGTTTCGGGGCATTGGCATAGAAGGTACGGAATCCCCTTTTGCATGCTTCGTGGCCGAGGGCGCAGGCCAGATAGCTTTTCCCCGTTCCTGAAGAACCGGTAATGAAAAGGTTCTGTGCCTTATGCACAAAATCAAGGGTGGCGAGACGTTCCATCTGGTTGCGATCCAGCCCCCGGTTCGTGGCATAGTCGATCTGTTCAATATAGGCCTTGTAACGGAATGCCGCATTCTTGGTAAGCCGTGCAATGGCAGCCTGCGCACGATAGTCCCATTCGCGTGCAAGGAGCATGGAAAGGAACGTGTCCGCAGTCATGGATTGCGGAGTGGTGCCGGCAAGACTTTCCCTGAAAGCCTCTGCCATGCCATGCAATTTCATACGGTTCATTAAATCCAGTGATATGGTATTCTGGTCCTGTTGTCCCGTAACGGGAGCTGTTTTATTGTTTACTTCCATACATATGAGTTTTATTGTTTGTCCTTTCTGTAATATTCACGTCCACGTATGTTTTTGTGGGTCAATGGAGCCGGGGAAGTCATGTCGGGCTGTAGTTTCCCGTCCTCATCGGGAAGGAAATCCGCGTCTTCTCCCAGTTCAAGCACCTCGCGCAAGGCCTGATACCCGTATTGCAACTTCTGGTCCGCACATGCGCAAGCCGCAACCAGACGGTCGCGACCGTATTTTTTCTCCAACGTCAAGATACCCCGACAGGACCTGAACGCTTTGGGCGGATATTGCATGGCACGCTCCACTTCCCGTAGATAGTTCAATACGATATTGTCTATTTCCGAGGCGCGTCGGAAGAGTTCCTCCAGGTCCTTGTCATAGGGGCCATAGTGTCCCGGCAGGTTGTGCTCCTTTTTCCAGGAATAAGCGTAGGGAATGTCACAGCGGTCATGGGTGGCGACAGGGTTCATGCCACAGTAGATTTCCACCGTGCCGGCATCATAGAGAATCGTCATGCGCCTGCCTACATACTCCTTCGGAACGCTGTAATGGTGCTTGAACAACGAGACGTAAGAGTTCTTCCCGACAGTCATCAGCTTCCTCTCTTTCATTACGTAACGTTTCACGGGAAGCGGTCGAAGATAATCCTTCTCTCCCTGAAGGAACATTTCCTTGCGTGACACCTCCCGTCCGGCCATCACCTTTTCATTGAAATCAAGCAGGGAGACACGGACGGCGGTATTGAGTTCCTCCAGGCCGGAAAATGTCATTCCCTCTATGTCAAGGTAAATGGAACGGTAGAGGAGCTTTACGGCATTCTCTACCAAAGCCTTGTCTTTGGGATGACGCACACGGGCGGGATAGACCGCACAGCCGTAATATTCGGCAAAAGCGGCGAAATCATCATTGATGACAGGCTCGTTGCGGTCGCTTCGTGTGACGGCAGCCTTCAGATTGTCGGGGACGATAGCCGCAGGAACGCCTTCAAAATATTGCATGGCATTCTCACATGCCTTTATCAGGTCTTCCTTGCGTTGAGACCACACGGCTTCGCAGTAGGTATAATGGCTGAACGGAAGGATGGCGACAAACACCTCGGCTTTCTTCGTCTCGCCCGTCATTTCATCAACGACTTCAAGCCTGTCACCGGCAAAGTCAATATACATCTGGTCGGCGGCATAGTGCTCGACATGACCGACGACCTTGACGTGAAACTTGTACTGACGGACAGCCCGTTTGAAGGAAGACAACTGATAGCCGTCAGGATATTCGGCATGGTATTCCTTGAACAGTTTTCGGACACTCATGCCTTTGCGTGACAGGCGGGATACATAGCCGGGAAGCAAGGCCTCCAGTTCAATCCTCCTGGAAGAAGGCTCCCGATGCCGGGATGCCGTACAGCCGAACAGTTCATCCAATTGCCCGTCGGACAGGGAAAGAAGCTGTTCAATACTCTTGCCGCTTGAAAGGAACAGGCGGACATACTTGCGGACAGTATTACGGGAAGTATGAAACGTGGACGCCGTTTCCTTGATTCCCATGCCGGCCGCATAACATCTTAAAATGTTTTTGATTCGTTTATCCATTTGTATAGATTTTATTATCACCCCCGTTACACCAGGACTCGGGCACTCAAATCTACACAAAAAAATCTATAACAATAGGTGAACTAAGTGGTCAATACTATTTTGGCCAAAAGGCTCAATCATATTGTAGCCAAAGGGGACAATCCTGTTTGGCCAAAAGGGTCAAAGTCGCGTGGCTTTTCCACTTGATTATTCATAACATTAAATTAAAAAGGCGGTGAGCAACCACCCACCGCCATCTGAAAACAATCCTTTTACTGAAAAATTATCAACCTTCCGGCACTACAACTTCCGATTCGTCAAACCACTTTTCGGAAGCCAATCCATCTACACCTGTGGAAAGGGGAACGGCCGAAACAGCCAATCCGACAGCCTTATCGGTATTAGAGCCACGGGCATTGATAGCCGCTTTCGGAAACACAACATAAACTCCGTCTTTGGTTTTACCAATCACACATTTATGAATAGGCTTATACTTGCCTCTTTCCCAATTCTTTTCTGTGGCTTTACCACCTTGTAAATCAGCCTTTGTAGCATAATCATACTCACCAATGGTGAAGTTGATTTTCACCTCACCCGGTTCAGACGTTTCCCGGTAGTACTCACCAGTCAAAGCGTTTTTGTAACGAGTTACACTTGCCTCTGCTTCTTCGTATTGATACGTGTCACCATGCACATTCTTGACCCGCTTCGTTGCTGCGTTTTTCAAGATGGTGGCTACTTCTGCGCCTGTTAATCCGGCAGCTGGAGTAGTAACCGTTTTAATCGGTTCTGCATAATACAGTTCGTCAATTTCTACTGCTGTAATCATATCATTTTACATTTAATACATTAAACAAAATTCTCACATTCACATAATGACACTTCAAAGCTGTGTCCGCTTCTGTACCGATAGAATCAATAGAGTAACGATATGTCATACCATCATAGGTGCTTACTACATCATCAAACAGCTTGTCAGCCTTTCTTTCAAGTTCGTTAAGCCGGATTGTGTTCGCTTCATTCTCGCTTAAATTGGGTACACATAGATTCACTTCTGCGAAAGATTTCTTCCAATAAGTTCCCGTCTGTTGTTTCTTCGTGTGGATGACAATCCTTTCGGACTTCAATTCACCCGTCAGCGTTTCTCCTGCTGGTACTATGTCTATTCCGAAAATCTTGCAGTCCCGGTAGAGGATGTTTCCTATGTCGGTGGTTACTATCATCGTTCAAATCTATCTTTCAATCTTTTTTCTGTCCTTATCGCTGCACTTCCTGCAACTTCAAATCCTTTGGATTCCACGAATGAAGCATAATCAGCTTCGTTTTTCAGAATTAAGCCATCTTCATTAACCTCATAATCATTCGATTCTCTCAAATGTTTTGTGTGGTCTTGATAGTTTCCGGTAGCTTTTGCATCTTCAACAAATGCCTCTCCCTCTTCTTTCATGCCAGCAACGACTTCGCTTGTTCCGTCCTCAAAGAACTGGTCAACATCCGAAAAGTCTGCATCTATTCCAACCATATTACTCTGTAGGAAAAATAGTTTGTTTCCAAAGGGCTTTTAGCAACTCCTTCACCTCTTATGCTTCCATCGACATTCAAACAACGAATCTCTGCACCTGCTTCAACCTTTGACGGCTTGTCAAAGACTACCTTGTACTTGAAATCATACAAAGCACCATTGATAGATACTTTCTTTTCCGCGCTCACATCATCACAACGGCATTTGCACACCTCCTGCCAGCTTTCACCACCGGTACCGGGAATAGGTCTTCCGAACTCATCCTTATCCATCGGGGTGATAACCTTAACTTGCAATATGTGGGGAGCGAATATCATAAGAAAGTCACTTTAGGTTTGTTACTCAGTTCGTCTTTCAAACCGTACTGTTTGCACAGCCATGAGTACAATTTCATTAGGCTATCAACATAATTAGACCAAGACACAGAAAATCCGCTTTCGCTGACCGAAGATGGATTTTGTATCATCCACGGAATTTGCTTTGCACAAGCGACCTCTAATCTTGCCCGATTTTCCTCGGCAAAAGGTTCTTCACCATCCAATCCCGTTCTTGAAAGTATATTTTCAACTACAAGATTAGACGGGGTGTTCTTATCAAATACGCTTAATACAAACTCCTTGTTACTCATGGCTGATATCATTCAATATGGTGTAATCAGTTTACTATATGCGGTATAGCTATAATGCGTACAATGTTTAGATTTATAGATGTATCTGAACGGACATTTGGGAACATTAATTCGTACCCCTTGAATAGCCATTCCCTCTTTTATCGAACACATCATAGCCGGGTTATTTGCAACCAAAAACATGGGATGCGTCATGGTCAGTACAACACAATCAGCCGGAGCCGTTTCCAAAGTGATAAACTGAATATCCGGCAGACCAACATCAACCGATGGATTCACGTATTCACACTTAGGAGATTCCACACTTGATGCCTGCACGCTCAACGAAACCAAAGACATCATTAAAAAGCCACACATGGCAAAAATAAAATTCTTCATTTCTTTTCTGATTTATAAAATTAGACAATGGAAGGGTAGAAGCACTACCCTATCCTTTTACTCGATACCTAATGCTTCTTTCAGTTTGGCTGTTGATTCTTCATCCAGTTCTGCAACCTTAGCCAAAAGAGTTTCCTCTTTCATATTGCCGGAAGCTTGCGCACCGATAGACTTCAAAGCATCAATCAAAGCCTTCTTCTCAAACTCCTTTTCAAAGAGGGGGATTTTCACCTCCTTCTTTTCTTCAGGGGCTTTCACTTCGGTATTTTTTTTTGCCTCAATCCGTTCAGCAAGTCT